CCGGGTGTATGTTCGGCCATCCTCCAGAAATAGGGCCGGCGCCGAGGCGCGGGGTGCGACGCGGGTAGCCATCATGACCAGCGCCAGCGACGACTGCGAACGGCCGACGGAAACACCCGGCCCGGAGGCACCGGACTGGGCGGCCATCCGGGGCGCCTATGTCGCCCGAAGCGTGCCGGTCCGCGACATCTGTCAGGCGCACGCCATTCACTCCCAGGCGCTCTACCGCAGAGCCGACAAGGAGGGCTGGCCGCGCCGGCGCGAGAGCCGAAGCGATGCCGAGCAGCGCCGCACGCTGCAGCTGCTCGCCCGCCTGCGGCGAATTGCCGAGGGCCAGATCGACGAGATCGAGACCCGCCGCGCCGCCAGGACGGACCCGCCTTCGCCCGGCGAGCCGGAACGCGATGCCCGCGCCCTCACGGCACTGGCCAAACTGATCGAGCACATCGCGGCCATTGAGGCCAGGCACCAGGTGAGGCGGGATGGGACTCGCGATGGCGGAGGCTCGCAGGCCGACCGGGCTCGGCGACGCGCGGAGCTTGCGGACAAGCTTATCGCGATGCTCGAGCAGGAGCGCGGTACGCCGCTTCCTGAGGATCATTGCGGATGACGACGCCGAGCTGCTGGCCGGGGACTGGCCGACCTGGGCCAGGCTCAACCAGCTGCCGACCCGCGACGGCCGCGAGATTGCCGGGTTCCGCGTCTGGCTGGTGCTGGGCGGGCGCGGCGCCGGCAAGACGCGCTGCGGTGCGGAATGGGTGAGATGCCAGGCGCTGGGGGTTTCGCCGCTTGCCGAATCACCGGCGAACCGGATCGCGCTCGTCGGGCCGTCGATTGCCCAGGTGCGATCGGTCATGATCGAGGGCGTGTCGGGGCTGCTGGGCATCCACCCGGAGGGTGAGCGACCGCAGTTCGAGCCCTCGCTGCGGCGGGTGGTGTGGCCCAACGGGACGATCGCGGAAATGTTTTCCGCCGAGCAGCCGGATTCCCTGCGCGGGCCGCAGTTCGATGTGGCCTGGTGCGACGAGCTCGCCAAGTGGCGCTATCCGCAGGAGACCTGGGACATGCTGCAGTTCGGGCTGCGCCTCGGCGAGGCCCCGTGCGCCGTGGTCACCACGACGCCGCGGCCCATGCCGCTGCTGCAGCGCCTGGTTGCGGACCCGGATACGCTGGTGGCGCGCACCCCGACGGCGGACAACAAACGCTTCCTGGCGCCGCAGTTCCTGCGCGAGATCGAGGCGCGCTATGGCGGCACGCAGCTCGGCAGGCAGGAACTCGAAGGCGAGATCATCGATGACGATCCCGACGCGCTGTTCCGCCGCGAGCTCATCGAGGCTAATCGCGACCGAAGGGCGCCTGATCTGGTGCGCATCGTGGTGGCGATCGATCCGCCGGCCAGCGGCCGGGCCGGGGCGAACGCCTGTGGCATCGTGTGCGCCGGCCTCGGGGTCGACGGCAAGGCATATGTGCTGGACGATGCGACCGTGCAGGGCGCGAGCCCGTCGGCGTGGGCCAAGCGCGCCATCGCGCTCTACCATTCGCGCAAGGCCGACCGGCTGATCGCCGAGGTCAACCAGGGCGGCGACATGGTCGAGGCGGTGATCCGCGAGATCGATCCGGCGGTGTCGTTCAAGGCGGTGCATGCCTCGCGCGGCAAGCGGCTGCGGGCCGAGCCGGTGGCGGCACTGTACGAGCAGAACAGGGTGGTGCACGTCGGCGTGTTCCCCGAACTCGAGGACGAGCTGGTGAGCTTCGACCAGAAGGCGGTTCGACCGGCGAGCCCGGACCGGGCCGACGCGCTGGTGTGGGCGCTGAGCGAGCTGATGCTGGTCCGGCGCCGGGAGCCGCGGATGCGGGTGATGTGAGGGCTGCTACTGCACCAAGTGGAACCGGTCTAGGGGATGCCAGCCTGCGCTGGCATGACGAAGGCAGGACCGCTCGGAACTTTTGACAACGAGAAGCGGGACGAGTGATGCGCAACTGGCTTGAGGCGGCGAGGCAGGCTTGGGGTCGCAGCGCGGCGCCGGAGGTGAAGCGCAGTGCGACCGGGCCGCTGATCGCGCTGCATATCTCCGGGCGGCCGGTGTGGACCCCGCGCAACTACCAGGCCCTGGCGCGCGAAGGGTTCAGCGGCAATGCGGTGGGCTATCGCTGCGTACGCATGATCGCGGAATCGGCGGCTTCGATCCCCTGGCTGTTGTACGAGGGCGAGGCGGAGATCAGCGATCATCCGCTGCTCGACCTGCTCATGCGGCCCAATCCGGGCATGAGCGGGCAGACCATGTTCGAGACCTTCTACGGCCATCTGCAGGTGGCCGGGAACGCCTATCTCGAAGCGGTGAGCATGGCCGGCACGGTGCGTGAGCTGCATGTGCTGAGGCCGGACCGGATGAAGGTCGTGCCCGGCAAGGACGGCTGGCCGGAGGCCTACGAGTACAGCGCCAACGGGGCGACGGTGCGCTTCGGGCAGCAGTCGGGCGAGGCGGTGTCGCCGATCCTGCATCTGCGCCTGTTCAACCCGACCGACGATCATTACGGCCTGTCGCCGCTCGAAGCGGCGGCGGCCAGCATCGACATCCACAATTCGGCCGCGGCCTGGAACAAGGCGCTGCTCGACAATGCGGCGCGGCCCTCGGGCGCGCTGGTCTATACGGGCACGGGCGGCGAGGGAAATCTGAGCGAGGACCAGTTCGAGCGCCTCAAGCGGGAACTGGAGGAGTCCTATCAGGGCAAGGCGAACGCCGGGCGGCCGCTGGTGCTGGAAGGCGGGCTCGACTGGAAGCCTTTGTCGATGAGTCCCAAGGACATGGAGCACATCGAGGCCAAGCACGAGGCGGCGCGCGAGATCGCGCTCGCCTTCGGGGTGCCGCCGATGCTGCTCGGCATCCCCGGCGACAACACCTTCGCCAATTATGCCGAGGCCAACCGGACGTTCTGGCGCCAGGCGGTGCTGCCGCTGGTGGCGCGGACCGCGGAAGCGCTCAGCCAGTGGCTGGGGGCGGGATTCGGCGAAGAGCTGCAGCTCGGCTTCGACGTCGACCGCATCGAGGCGCTGTCGCAGGAGCGCGAGGCCCTGTGGGCGCGCATCGAACGGTCGCGCTTCCTCACCCTCAACGAGAAGCGTGCGGCGGTCGGCTACGGGCCGGTGCCGGGCGGGGACCGGCTCGGCGTCAGCGGCGCTTCCGCGTCCTAAATCCACGTATCAGCGAGACCCAGATGGCTGAAGCTATGGCGATCGGCGGGGCGCGGTCTGCGCCGGCCGGGCAGCGCGGCGTGTTCGCGGGCTATGCCAGTTTGTTCGGTGTGCCCGACTCGGCCGGCGACGTGGTGATGCCCGGCGCCTTCGCGGCAAGCCTGGCGCGGCGCGCGACAAGCGGTATCCGCATGCTGTTCCAGCATGACGCCAGCAAGCCGGTCGGGACCTGGCTTGAGCTGCGCGAAGACAGCCGCGGTCTCTTCGTGCGCGGGCGGCTCGCGGCGGACGTCCAGCAGGCCGAGGAACTCGGCCGACTGCTGCACGAGGGCGCCATAGACGGGCTGTCCATCGGCTTTCGCGCCGTGCTCGCGTCACGCGACCGGCTGACCCGGCAGCGCCGGCTGATCAGAATCGATCTTTGGGAGATCTCGCTCGTCACCTTCCCGATGCTGGAAGGGGCGCGAGTGACGGCGCTCGAATGGGCGCCGACGGCCCCGCTGCGCAAGGCGCGCAGCCGCGACGGGCCAGGAGGCCCCGGCCTTGGCGCGCCGGAGAACGGTTCTGCCACTGCCGCCGCGATCCGGGCCGGGGCCCGGCAGTTCTTCCCATTTCCATCTTCAGGAGCCATGCGATGACGATCGAGAACTATGAGACCAAGGTCGCCGGCGCCGCCTCGATCGAGGTCGGCGAGGCGTTCGGCGAATTCATGACCGCGTTCGATGCCTTCAAGCAGGCCAACGACGAGCGCCTCGGCGAGATCGAGCGGCGGATGAGCGCCGATGCGGTGACCGTCGACAAGGTGGAGCGCATCAATCGAGCGCTCGACGAACTGACGCTGAAGTCGCGCCGGCCGCAACTCGGGGCCGATACTCCGGACGCCGCGCCGGCCCATCGGCGCGAGCACAAGGCGGCCTTCGAGTCCTACGTCCGCAAGGGCGAGACCGGAACGCTTGCGAGCCTCGAGGCCAAGAGCCTGTCGGCCGGCTCCGATGCCGACGGCGGTTACCTGGTGCCCGACGAGACCGAGGCCGAGATCGGCCGGCTGCTCAGCGAGGCCTCGCCGATCCGTGCAATTGCCGGCGTGCGCCAGGTGACGGCAGCGGTATACAAGAAGCCTTTCGCCATCACCGGGCCGCAGACCGGCTGGGTCGGCGAGACCGCGGCGCGGCCCGAGACGACGGCGCCGACGCTGGCCGAGATGCAGTTCCCGGCCATGGAGCTCTACGCCATGCCGGCGGCCACCCAGACGCTGCTCGACGACGCCGCGGTCAGCATCGACCAGTGGATCGCCGAGGAGGTGCAGGCGGCGTTCGCCGAGCAGGAAGGCACCGCCTTCGTCACCGGCGACGGCAACAACAAGCCGCGCGGTTTTCTCGACTACACCAAGGTTGCCGACGCCAGCTGGAGCTGGGGCAATCTCGGATATGTGGCGACCGGTGCGGCCGGCGCGTTTCCGGCCTCCGATGCATCCGACGTGCTGGTCGACCTCGTCTATACGCTGAAGGCCGGCTACCGGCAGAACGCCAACTGGGTCATGAACCGCAAGACCCAGGCCGAGGTGCGCAAGCTCAAGGATGCCGACGGCAATTATCTCTGGCAGCCGGCCGCCACGGCCGACGGCCGGGCGAGCCTCATCGGCTTCCCCGTCACCGAGGCCGAGGACATGCCGGACATCGGCGCGGACGCCTTCGCCGTTGCGTTCGGCGACTTCCGCCGCGGCTATCTGATCGTCGACCGGATCGGCGTGCGCATCCTGCGCGATCCCTATTCGGCCAAGCCCTACGTGCTGTTCTACACCACCAAGCGCGTCGGCGGCGGGGTGCAGAACTTCGAGGCGATCAAGCTCTTGAAGTTCGCCGCCAGCTAAGGGCCCCCCTCCCCGACAAGGGGGGAGGGGGCAGTTCGCCCGCCCGACTCCCCTCCCCTTCAAGGGGAGGGGCTGGGGCGGGGTGCACATTCAATCCGTTTCGCAGGTGAGCCGCCATGGCAGCCGTACTCATTCAACCGCCGGCCGCGGAGCCGGTCAGCCTGGCCGAGGTCAAGGAGCATCTGAGGGTCGACGGGCCGGACGAGGAGCCGCTCATCGTGGCGCTGATCACCACGGCCAGGCTCACCATCGAGCACTTGGCGGGGCTCGCCCTGATGACCCAGCGATGGGCCGTGCTGCTCGACCGCTGGCCGGACGGGCAGGCCATCGAGCTGCCGGTCGCCCCGGTCGCGAGCATCGACGTGCTGCGGGTCTATGACGAGGCCGATCAGGCCAGCGTCATCGATGCGGCGGAGTATTTCGCCGACCTGGCAAGCCGGCCGGCGCGCCTGGTGCGGCGCAACAGCCAGGCCTGGCCGGACCCCGGACGCGTCGCCAACGGTATCGAGATCGAGCTCACCGCAGGCTTCGGCGCAGGTCCCGTGGACGTGCCTGAGACCCTGCGCTGGGCGGTGCTCATGCTGGTCGGGCACTGGTTCGAGAACCGCGCCGCGGTCGAGGCCGCCACCCAGCTGCGCCATGTGCCGCTGGCGGTGCAGGCGGTGCTGAACCCGTATCGCAAGGTGCGGCTGTGACGAGGATCGGGCAACTCAATCGCCGCCTCACGCTGGAGGCGCCGGTGACCGTCAGCGACGGGGTCGGCGGCACCATGGTGACCTGGCAGCCGGTGGCAAAGCTGTGGGCGGAAGTGCGCTCGCGCCTGGGCGACAAGCGCCAGTGGGCCGAGGCGCTGACCTCCGAGGCCACGCATCTCATCCGCATAAGAAGCACCCGGCAGCTGGCGAGCAGCATGCGATTTACCGAAGGCGCGCGCATCTTCGAGATCCGCTCGGTGATCGAAGACGGGCGGCACTGGACCGACTGCCTGTGCCGGGAAAAACCGCTGCCGGCATCCACCCTGCCATCGTAAAGGAGCAGGCCCCATGACCACGAGCCCTGCCCTGGCGCTGCAGACGGGGCTGCGCGCCGCCCTGTTGGCCGATACGAGCCTGGTGACGGCGCTGGGCGGTGAGCAGGTGTTCGACGATGTGCCGCGCGAGGCGCCGTTTCCCTATATCACCATCGGCGACATCGAAACCCGCGACTGGAGCACTCAGACGTCGCGCGGCCATGAGCACACCGTCACCGTGCACCTGTGGTCGCGCTACCGCGGCCGCAAGCAGGTGCAGGACCTGATCGCCGAGGTCGACCGCATCCTCGACGGCGCGAGCCCGCCGCTCACGGGCTACCGGCTGGTGAACCTGAGCACCGTCTTCTGGACGGCGCAGCGCGAGCCCGACGGCGAGGTCTATCGCGGCACGATGCGGCTGAGGGCCGTGACCGAGCCGCTCGACTAGGTCGCGGCCAGCCCCGAGATTTCGCACAAGGAGATACCCATGACGGCACAGAAGGGGCGCGACCTGCTGCTCAAGGTCGACGCCGATGGCCTGGGCGCGTTTCAGACGGTGGCGGGCTTGCGAAGTCACGCGCTGGCGTTCAACGCCGAACGCGTCGATATCACCCATCAGGACTCCGCCGGCGCCTGGCGCGAGCTGCTCGAAGGCGCTGGCCTCAAGTCGGCCAACATCCGCGGCAGCGGCATCTTCAAGGACGCGGCGTCGGACACGACGATGCGCAGCCTGTTCTTTTCCGCCACCATCCGGCGCTGGCAGGTGATCATTCCGGACTTCGGCACCCTCGAGGGGCCGTTCCAGATCACCGCGCTCGAGTTCGGCGGCCAGCACGACGGCGAGGTCAGCTTCGACGTGGCGCTCGAATCGGCCGGCGAGCCGACGTTCACGGAGGCCTGAGGTGAGCCATGGCTAATCGGCACCGCGGCGAGATCGAGGTCGAACTCGGCGACCGGCGCTGGACCCTGTGCCTGACGCTGGGTGCGCTCGCGGAACTGGAATCGGCCTATGGCGACGAGGATCTGCTGTCGCTGGCCGAACGCTTCGAGCGCGGCGCCATCGGGTCCCGCGACGCCATCCGCATCATCGGGGCGGGATTGCGCGGCGCCGGCCACGAGGTGAGCGACGGCGAGGTGGCCGCGCTTACCGTCGAGGGCGGCGCGGCGGGATATATCAGGATAGTTGCCGATCTGCTGCAGGCGACCTTTGCCCCTGCTGGTGAGGAGAACCCGCCGGCGGGAAACTGACTGGCGCCGCCGGGGGTACCGCGACATTCCCCTGGCGGCGCGCCATGGAACTGGGCCTCGGCCGCCTCGGCAGGTCGCCGCAGGAGTTCTGGGCGATGACGCCGAAGGAACTCGATGCGGCGGTTGCGGGGGCCATCGGGACAGGCCCTGCGCCGCTGTCGCGCGAGGACCTCGAAAGACTGATCGCACGGTTTCCCGATCCGGATACGGAGAAAGACTGACATGGCCACAGGTGACGAAGAGTTCACCGCCTCGCTGGCGCTGGAGACCCGCCGCCTGCGGGCGGAATTCACCGAGCTGACCAGGGTGTCGGCGAGCTTCGGGCGCACGATCACGAGCGCATTTGCCGGCGCCATAATCGGCGGTCGCAAGCTGTCGGACGTGCTGCGCTCGCTGGTGGCGTCGCTGTCGCGCCAGACGCTTTCGGCGGCACTGCGCCCGCTCGGCAATGCCATCGGCGGGCAGCTGGCGAGCCTTCTTTCGCCGGGCCGCATCGTGCCCTTTGCAGCCGGAGGCATCGTGCGCAGCCCGACGCTGTTCGGGATGGGCGACGGGCTGGGGCTCATGGGCGAGCGCGGGGCGGAAGCCATCTTGCCGCTGGCCAGGGGTCCGGACGGCCGCCTCGGCGTGCAGTCCGAGGGCGGCGCCGCGGTGACCGTCAACGTTCATATCTCGACGCCGGACGTGGCCGGGTTCGAGCGCTCGCGCTCCCAGGTGTCGGCGCTGCTGGCCCGCGCCGTCCAGCGCGGGCAGCGCAATCTTTAGGATCCATTGGCGGCCCATCCTTCGAGACGCTCGCTTCGCTCGCTCCTCAGGATGAGGTCTTTCAAAAGCTTACCTCACCCTGAGGACGGCCAAAGGCCCGTCTCGAAGGGTCATCGGGAATTTGGCCGACGCGGTTGGTGGGTTACGCTTCGCTAACCCACCCTGCGCGTGGCATGGGCACCAGGTGGGCAGATGACCAGCTTTCATGATGTGCGATTTCCCACTGGCATTTCCCGGCGTGCCTCGGGAGGGCCGGAGCGGCGCACCGACGTTGTGGCGCTCGCATCCGGACACGAGGAAAGGAACAGCCGCTGGGCCCACTCCCGGCGTCGCTACAATGCCGGCTATGGCATCCGCACGCTCGACGAGATCCATGAGGTCGTCGGCTTTTTCGAAGAGCGCCGCGGCCGTCTGCACGGCTTCCGCTGGAAGGATCATGCCGACTACAAATCGGGCCCGCCGCAGTCCGCTGTGGATCCCGCCGATCAGGAGATCGGCACCGGCGACGGCACGACCGCGTCGTTTCAGCTGATCAAGAGCTATGGCGACGGCGGGAGCGCCTATGTGCGGCCGATCACCAAGCCGGTTGCGGGGACCGTTCGAGTTGCGGTCGACGGCGCGGAGAAGTCGGACGGTGTCGATTTCACCGTCGATCTACAGACCGGGATCGTGACCTTTCAGACTAGCGCCATACCCGGTGCTGCGCAGACGGTAACCGCCGGATTCGAGTTCGACGTGCCGGTTCGCTTCGACAGCGACCTGCTGACCATCAATCTCGATGCCTTCGCGGCCGGCCAGATCCCCGACATCGCGCTTGTGGAAGTGAGGCTGTG